ATTTCGAAAATCAAACTCTAGCTCGCCACCGGTATATTCTTTAGGATCTGTTAAATTTAATATAAGAGATAATTTTCTAATCTTTCCACGCCAATTTTCATTCGTGTCTGAACCATAGGGTCGGTCCAAGCAATCTTGATGCCAGCCATAATATTGTTTCGGTTTATACCGCGTAAATTGACAGCTTTCCATCCAATCCCACTGAAAATTCCATGTAGCAGATTGATTCGCGTTCTTGATATAAGGGGTAATAACTTCATATAGCCACTGATCCTCTAACCAAGTTACATTTGAATTTCTTTTGCGGTCCATCATTTTTCTCTCCTTTGGACTTATTTTCTTTGGGTCTGTAGGACCCCCTATAAGCGCTTTACTCTGGTGTAAAGATCTTCCATACTTCATAATATATTCACAAGTTCTTTTAGGAACGGCTGATGAATAGTACCAATAATAGTTTTGAAACCACATTACAACAAATCCAAATCTTTATATTGCTCGATTATATGTTTAGGTAGTATTTTTTTAACAGAGATAGGGAGGGGTCTTACTTTTCCTATATGAAGTTTATGTAAAGGAGCATGTAGAACCTTGTCATTATAGGCAACATTATTTATTTTTAACTGCGAAGAAACTTTAGGATTAAGTTTAAAAGAATCAACTCCAATAAATTTACATATTTTGTTAATTTCTAATTGTGGTTTAGTTGTGAGCTTCTTATAGGTTAAAATATGGCAATCTTGTTTTGTCTCTAATAAGTTTCGTATGGACCATAATTCCTTTCCAATTCTCCCAGTTCGACTCATTCTTGATTCACAATATTTATCAATATTGTATGGTTTATCTATTCTTACGAACGACGCGAGACACTCTAATACGGGTCTATAAAGGATTATAAACTGAGGTTTTTTATATAAGTTTTGCAATAAAGATAAATTTCCCGGTGTTCCCCATGGACCTTTATCTATAATAGTGGAAGCTTTCCAATCTTTATAATAAAGATTAAAAAGATTATTCAAGATATTATCAAATGACTTATAATCGGGAAAGTTCTGATAAATTGAAGAATGTTTTAACCTAAAACATTCAAACAGTAGGTCGGGCAAAATAGAATTTGCCGTCATAGAAATTTTTTTATTTTGATTAAGTAAAGAACTTAAGAGAGTGCTCCCAGCTCTAGGCATACCACATATAAATTTCATATCTTTCATAATTCTTTATAACTTATTTATAAAGAAAAAAAACTAAAAAGTAAAGAATTGATTTATATCAATTATGTGTTGACTTTCAAAGTGCCAGATACTGTGAATACAGCAGTAGCCTCTCCACTTACTTCTGTAACACTATTTGTTCCTGGAGTAACAGTCATCGGATTATTTGTTGGAGATCTTACTACAACCAAACCGGTTCCGCCGGCTCCGCCCTTACCATGTTTAGGTTGTGGATTTTGGCCGCCTCCGCCGCCTCCGCCAGATCCTGTATTAGTGCTTCCTGCTGGAGCGGGTGGTTGAAAACCTGGACCGGTTCCACTTCCTCCGCCGCCTGGGCCTCCAGAACCAGAGCCGAATTCTCCGCCTCCGCCTCCGCCACCAGCTCTTGTAACTGGTGATCCTGTAATTGTTGCTGCAACTCCGCCTCCGCCTGGGCCTCCGCCGCCTGCAGCGCCGGCGCCACCGCCACCACCACCTATATATTGTGGTGCTGCAGTATATGTTCCGCTGTCGTAACCTTGATTAGCTGTTCCTTCTGATGTTTGTGAAGTACTTCTAGTTCCACCTCCAGATCCTCCTGGACCTATTGGAGGCGTAGCTTGTGACCCACCTGCGCCTGCTCCGCCACCAGCTGATACAAGAACTGTACCAATAGATGAATCCGTACCTCGGTGTCCTGCTTGAGTTCCTCCAGCAGCAGGTTGTGCTCCCCCGTCTCCCACGGTAATTGTATAAACGTCTCCTGTTATTAATTCTACTTTTGATTCAGCGCTTCCACCGCCACCAGATGATTCAGAGTTAAATGAGTTTCGGTAACCACCGGCTCCTCCACCGCCACCATATCCAGAACCTCCGCTACCGCCTCCAGCGATAACTAAGAAATCTAGTTCGATAGGGGTACCGCCACCACCAGATCCAAAACCTAGTATCTGATAACCAAAAGACATTCTCTATTTCTCCTATGCGTCGTTAGCTGCATCCGTAGTGTAGAATATTTTAATACCTAAAACTCTTGCTACTCCCGTATAGGTATCTCCACCTGCATCTGCATCTCTGTATAACTGAAAATAACATTGTTGATCATCAGCAGGAGAACCAGCAATTGTAACGGCTCCACTCTCTGCTGAAACTTGTTGATCTTCAACTGTTCCGATTCCTGCGTCTGTAACAGTCACTGCTGTTCCAAAAACAGCGTCAATAGTATCACCATCACCCATAGCAACCCCTTGTAAACCAAAAATACAGTTTCCTGTATTTGTAGTACTTGGAGTCCAAAAAACTTGGTAAGTAACTGTTCCTAAATTCCATGACTTAGGCATTGCCACTGCAAATTGTGCAAAGTCATCTGCAGAATCTGCAAAATCCATAACCTTCATATCTGGTCTTAATGCTGTTGTTTCAACTTGATTAGCTGTTGCTGGATTAGTTGTAGATGGATACATAGCTACTGCTGGTACCCATATAGTTTCTTTTCCTGCAATTTTTATAGCACCTGTTGCATCGGATCCGTCAACAGCTTTTGCGACCCCTGTGCCATCTGGAGTAATAGTAATATCACCATTAGCTCCATCAGCAATTGTAATATTTCCTGAATTACTACCATTGTTTGTGTTTAAAATTAAATCTCCAGTTCCTTGAGTAGTAATTGTAGCATCAGCATTATTATCGCCAACTTGAACAGTGTCTGCTCCTAAATTAACATCACCTGTTCCGTTTGGAATAATATCAATATCAGCATTTGAAGTTGAAACTATGTCTTGACCATTGACATCTAAATCTCCACCTAATTGTGGTGAAGTATCTTGAGATAATTCAGTCATAACACCAACATCAACAACTCCTGTGTTAGTTGTTACGCCATCAAAATAAACAATCTTCCAACCTTTATCAGTTGTTGACCAAGTAACTGTCGAACCTGAACCTGATGCGGCTTTTAATTGTACTGTGTAAGCACCTGATGTGCTGTTTTTAATAAGATAAAAATTTTCTGTAAGAACTGGAAAAGTTACAATTTTATTTCCAGTAATTGCTTCAGGAGAAACTGCTCCCAAAATAATAACTCTAGTTGCAACGGTAGCTCCTGTTGCACCATCTGATTCTGTTAAAGTTGTTGTATTGGCTCCTGATCCTCCACCATTAAGTGTTTGAACTTTATATCCACCAGAGATTTGCTCAATAATTTGTAAATTTGTATTAGTTTTTGTTCCCCATGTACCGGCATTTTCACCGGTTGCCATTAATTCAACACCTAGGGGTGTATATGATGATGCCATAATTTTGTTCTCCTATTAAGATGCTATCGTTACGTCTGTATAAGACGTATTGCCCGTAATGTCAACATTTGAAAATGATGTATTTCCTGTAATGTCAACATCGGAATACGCTAGCACTCCAAAACCTACAGTATTTAAACTAGCAGTAAATGTTTGCCCAGTCAACCCTATACTCATTGCTGTAGGACTAATTGATCCTACGCCAGCGGTAAATGTTTGTGCAGATAATCCTATAGCCATAGCGTCAGGAGTTATAGCTCCTACACTTGCTGCAAAACTAACGCCATTTATGTTTACTAATTCTATTGAAGTAATAGTAAGGCTTTGAACATCAGCCGCAAAGGTTACACCACTTAGTCCTACAACGTCCGCAGGGGAAATAGAACCTACTGCAGCTGCAGTTGTCAGACTTGCTAAACCTTGTGTATGATCGGCCCCATTATTTATATTTAGAGTACCTAATCCAGCGCCCATGGTTACACCACTGACACCAAAAATCATATCATAAGCCGTCGTTAGTGAGCCAACGTCAGCGGCCATAGTTTGACCACTAATTCCAATTATACTTTCTGGTTTAAATGTAAATTCTCCACCCCATTCACCATTACTAAATGAGTTTACTCCCCAGCCACTTGGACCGAGTTCCATTGACATTGATAAACCATCGAGGAGAACTGAAGTTGTATTTTGTCCCCAGTTACCCGTACTCCATTCATCTCTACCCCAACCATCTTCCGATTGTGCATAAGGGAAAGTACCTAAACTTGCTGGAAAACTAAATCCTGAAATTGAGACCGTAGGGCTATAACTTTCACCCCAAGGTTCTTGATTCCATTCACCTCGACCCCAACCTTGTTCAGAACCCGAAATTAATGTGCCGAGATCGGAAGCAAAACTAACGCCTGAAAGAGTAATGCTATTACTATCTTGGTTACTAAATTCACCCTCTCCATAAGAAAGCAGGCCCCACGTGTCTGGGAGTACGGTATTTGCTTGTCCACCCATTCCTGAGTGATTGCTACAATAATAATATAAAGTTGGTGCAGAAGCTGCGACGATAATTTGTGTGTAAGCTCCAGAATTTCCTGGAATACCATTAGTGGAAACTCCAGTAGTATACTCGCTCCCACCGCTATGCGTACCATCACTTGTTGTAGATAATGCAAGGGGGTGATTAGTATTACTACTGTCTGACTGATCAAACCTATAAGTTAGACCCTCTGCAAGATATACCGTATCTTGTAAAATACCATCAAGATAGAATTTATCCCCCGAACCTGGATTGGCTACGGTTACTGTAAAGCTTTGAATAGCCATAAGGAATTACCTCCTTATGCTGTTAGCCTCAGGATAGCAGAAGTCGCGTCGTTAGTTGGAAATTGAATTGTAAAAGTTCCAGAAGAAACTGTTTTGTCTCCTCCAAAAGCTACTACACAAACCGCATCAGTTGTTCCCGAACTTGTGCCTGTTGTAGTGTTATAAATCATACAACCATTTGCTGTGAACGATGCAGAAGTCCAAGAGACATCTGAAAAGTCTGTAAATGCTGTTGTTGAAGTTAAACCTACACCCGTATTAGTTAGCGCTTTTCCACCTGCTGTATAAGCAGTTCCAGATGTGTTTGTAATTTCGTTTGAAGTAGAATAATCAGTTGTTGTGGCATCTAAAGATGCTGAACTTGTGAACATAGCTAATTTAAAAGTATCTCCACTTGATGAACTAAAATTGTGTTTACCTTGTAATAGTTCTTGTTTGAAACTTGAACAAACTGCTGATGTTATTGCCATAATTTTTTCTCCTCGTTATGGAGACGGGGACTTAACTTGTATCCTAACTGTACCGTCAGTATAATCGTCTCGTCTTCGTCTTCCCAATTGCATTCCTGCAAACTGTTGTATAGCATTTTTATATTTATTTTCGTATAATGTCAACATGTCGATTGGACCTTTTAAGAATCCATAGGCTTCTACCAAGCAGGCATATAATAACCCTTGTGGAAAATAAGTACTTAAATAAGTATTGTTATTATAACCAGTCGCAGACCCAAGACCATTAGGCATTTTGTTATAATAGACCCTAAATTTGTAATTAGCGTCAGGTGTAGGAGCTATATACATCCCTCCAGACGAAGTATCTGTAGTATTGTCAGCACCTCCAAACATAGCATAATATTTAGGAAATCCTGTTACAGAATTAGTAGTATCTGTAGGAGATTGAATAGTTCCTTCAGGACCATATTTTCTATCTACAAATTCGGCTAAATAAGTTTGGTCTTTTTTCTCTAACCATTTTCCATTACCTTCAGTATTAGATGTAGATTCAAAGACTTCAATTCCTCTTATAAATAAAGTTCCAGCTGGCGAATTAATAGTATTATCATTTGCCACCAATGTACCTTCTTGAACAT